GGCGCCGGATCGACACCCGCACGCTCCCTCACGTCGATAGAAATCAGATCGCCAACTGGCTCCTGGAAGCCGGCGGCAACGAGGACGACGACGAGTTCCGCGTGCGCGTGCGGGGGCTTCCGCGCAAGAGCTCAAAGGACTCGATCATTTCCTTAGAGCTCGTCGACAGAGCCCTGGCCCGCGGGAAAACGTTTGAGCGCGCAAGCGTCTCCGTGCTGCCGGTCATCCTCACCTGCGATCCGGCCTGGACCGGAGGGGATGAGACCGTCATCGCCTACGCCCAAGGCCCGTACCGCTGCCTCTTGGAGAAGTACCGGCTCAGCAAGGCCGAAGGCCAGGACCATATGTTCACCTACCTCAGGCTCACGCACTGGGAAAAGGAGCTTGGCGCAGACTGCGTGTTCATCGACCAGGCCGAGGGCACGGCCGTCTATACGCTCGCGCAGAACCAGGGGAAAACCAGCTGGGAGCTGGTCTCCTTCGCCTCGAGCCCGAACGACGCGCCCGAGTTCAAGGACTCCGAGTTCCACAACCGACGGGCGCAGATGTATTACCAGACGCGCAATTGGCTCCAGGCCGGCGGAGCGCTCGACGTCTGGCATGGCCTCGACCCGCAAACCAGAGGCGAGTGGCTGGAGGCGATCCGCAAGCAACTCACCTGGACCAAGGGCGCGCGCCATAAGGTGACCAACAAGAAGCTCGCCGAGCCGAAGACCGACATCAAAGCCCGCGTGGGCCAGTCGCCGGACGTGGCCGACGCGCTGATCCTGTGCGAGGCCAGGCCCGTCACCGAGCGGCTGCCGGAAAACGACCGCCACGCAAGCCAAGGCCGGCTCACGGGCGATGGCGCCTGGCGCATGCCCGATCACGACGACCCGTACGCCGCCATCGACGCCGAGTTCGAGAGGATTTATGGCTAGCTATAGCCTCCACCGCTTGCGGCACTGGGAGATCGACGAGGACCCCGAGCTGTTGGCCTACATCGCCCGCACGGCGGCTGACGTGGCTGCCAGCTACGGCGATAAGTTCGACTGGCGCAGGTTTCCGCTGAGGGCCTACGCGGCCGACCATCGGTTCATGGTGGCCCGCCGCGACGGGGTTCCCGTCGGATGCCACCTGTCCCGGCTCACGCGCAGCGCCCTTGATCCCGAGGTCACGATCTTGGTCCAGGACTTGCTCTGCGCAGCAAGCGGGACAAGGGCCGCAAAGCTTCTGCTTGACGATTTCATTGACTTCGGCAAGGCGCATGCGAACCATATCATAACGATGACCACCCCTTTGACGCGCCTGAGCCAGCGATCGCTTGAGCGCCTGGGGTTCGAACGGCTAGAGACGCTTTATCGACTTGAGGTTTAGATGGGCCAAAGCGGCGGGACCGGCATCAAAGAGATCGACAACTTCTCGAAAGACCCGCTCGGCGCCGCGGCGAATCTGTACGTCAACGTGGTCAGCGGCGGCTATCTCAGCTACGAGGACGGCAAGCTCGGCCGAGGCGCCCTCGGCGGACGCATGCTCGACGAGGGCCTGGGCGAGATCACCGGGCGCAACCTGGCCAGGGAAGAAGCCGGCAAGGCCGACGCCAGGGTCAACGCCGAGGCGGCCGCCCGAGCGCAAGACCGCAAAGACCAGCTGGCGCAAGCGGAAGCCGACGACCGCACGGCGTCCTTCCAAGCCCGCGGCAGCCGCAATTCCGCCATCGCTCGCTCGCGCAGCTCCGCTTTGCGCTTTAACCCGCTCGGCTCAGACGAGAAGGATTTCCTCGGCCTATGACGCACTTCAACCGCCAGAAATGCGAGTTCCTGCGCCAGCAGGCCAAGCAGAAATTCGAGCAAGTCCGATCGACCTGGATCGAGTGCGGCCGGTGGGCCGCGCCGCACAGGACGAAGTGGCTTTTGTCGCAAACGCCCGGCGAGCGCAACAACTACCACGTCGTCGACCCGACCCACATCATCGCCCTGCGCAGCTACGTGGCGGGCTTCCTCGAGGGCAACACCTCGGCCTCGAGGCCCTGGTACCGCATCCAGGGGCAAGACCCCGACGTCACCGCCGTGCCCGAGAACTACGCCTGGCTGCACAAGTTCACGCGCCGCACGCTGGCGTGCCTGGCCTCGAGCAACTACTACCACGCGGCAGGGCAGATTTATTACGACTACGGCACGTTCAATACGGCCGCGCACTTCATCGACGAGATCGACGGCCACCTGTTCTTCCACACGCTCACGCCAGGATCGTACTTCGTCATCAACGACGGCTTCGGCGTGGCCGCCAAGCTCGTGCGCGAGTTCTCGCTCAACGTCAGCGCCCTGGTCTCCGCCTACGGCGCAAAGCGCGACGGCAAAGCCGACTGGTCGAACTTCTCGACCGGCGTGCGCAAGATGTATGAAGACGGCAACTACGCGCAAACCGTCGACGTGGCCCAGGTGGTCGAAGAGAACGAAGCCTTCGATCCGCGCAAGCCGATCGGCGGCGAAAACCGCAAATGGGTGTCCAAAACCTACGAAGTCGGCTCGGCGCACGGGCAGTACAATTCCGGCGAGTCGCTGTTCGGCTCGGGCGCGCACTCATTGGACCCGCGCGACGCCGACCGGTACTTGAAGATCAGCTTCTCCAAGCGCAAGCCGTTCGTGGTGACGAAGTCGGAAATGTCCAACAACTTCGAGTACGGCGAAAAGGGCCCGACGCTCGACGCCCTGGGATTGATCAAATCGTTAAACAAAAAAGCCATCGGCAAGGACCGGGCGCTGGAGCAAATGCTCGCCCCCGCCATCCAAGGCCCGGCCAACCTGAGGAAGTCCTACGTCACCACGGCGCCGAACTCCTACGTGCCGCTCGACGCCCACTCGCTCTCGCAAAAGGGCTTGCGGCAGATCTTCGAAGTCAACCCGGCCGTGGCCACGCTCAACGCCGACATCGGCGACCTTCGGCAGCAGGTCGACAAGCTGTACTACGCCGACTACCTGCTTTATTTGAGCCGGAATCCGAAGACCCGCACGGCCACCGAGACCAACGCCATCGTCCAGGAGCAGCAGCTCATCATCGGCCCGAACCTGCAGAGCCTGAACTGGACCTACAACGTGCCGGTGGTCGAGTTCGTCATGGACTTCGTGCTCGACGAGGACCCTTACTTGGAGCCTCCGCCGGAGAGCCTGGCCGGGCAGTTCTTAAGGGCCGAGTTCGTCTCGGTCTTCGCGCAGGCGCAGAAGGCGGCGGACTTGCCGTCGATCGAGCGCTATATCGCCGGCATGATGAACGTCGCCCAGCTCGACCCGCGGGCCATGGACAAGGTGAATCTTGACAAGCTTGCCGACCTTTATGAGGATCGGCTTTACCTGCCGTCAGGGCTCAACAACCCGCAAGCCAAAGTCGACGCGATGAGGGAGCAGGCGCAGGCGCAAGCCCAGCGCCAGCAGATGCTCGAGCAAACGCTGCCGGCCATGGCCGGCGCGGCCAAGGACGTAGGCCTTACGATGCAACCAAAAGGGGAACAAAAATGAAATCAGCGATCGCGTTCTTAGCGGCGTCCGCCTTGGCTCTGCCCGCCCTGGCCGGCGTGCAGGGGTTCAACGGCACGAGCAACCTCGGCATTTTCAGCCAAGTGCAGTGCCCGGCCACCGGCGGCCTCACCTGCGCCAAGGCGGGAGCCAAGCTCACCTTTAGCCTGGCGCAAACGCCGATCAGCTCGGTTGAGCGCTCGCGCTTTTCGCACGGCTGGGTTCCCGCCGCGGCCACCAGCGCGACCTCGACCACGCCCTCGGCCACCACCGTCTACATGACTCAAGTTTACATCCCGTACAGCGTCACGCTCACGGGCATAAGCGTCCTCAACGGCGCCACCGTCGGCACCGACAAGTACGTGGCGGCCCTTTTCAACTCGGCCGGAACCGCGCTCGCCAATTCCGCCACGGCGGGAACGACGACCTCCGGCGCGAGCGTCTTCCAGAGCCTGGCCTTCACCGCGACGAAAGTCGTGGCGCCGGGCACGTACTGGATCGGGCTGTACGTCAACGGAACCACCGACCGATTTTACTCGATCCCCGCCATCGGAGCGCTCGGAGGCTTGGCCGGAAGCGTGACCGGCCAGACCTTCGGCACCGTGGCGGCGGTCGTTTTGCCGACCACGTTCACGGCCGACAAAGGCCCCGTCGCTTACGTTTACTAAAGACGCATGCGCGAGCTTTCGCCCGACGAAGTGAAGGCCGCGCTCGAGCACCGCGAGGTTTTGCAGGACCTGAAATCGGTCCTCGCCTCGGCCGCCGGGCGCAGGCTGTTCAAATACCTCTTCAAGCACCTGGAAGTGGCCGAGCTGCCGATGATGGGCTTGGAGGGGCTTCTGCTCATGGACAAGATGGGATTTTTAAGGGCGGGCAACGCGATCTTCAAGCTCGCCGCCGAGGCCGACGCGCAGGCGGCGGCCTCCATCCTCGCCGAAAAAGAAAAGGAACTCTATGCTCAGAGGCTTGCCGCATATGAAGATGGACAAAGCTAGCGACGGCAAGGGGGGCCAGGGAGGGTTTCCCAAGCCACCTGTTCCCGAGAGCGCGCAGCCCGCGGCCGCTCAGCCCGCTGCGCCCGCGGCCGAAGACGGCTTCGACGACCTCGGCTATCCGATCGACAAGCCCGCGCCGGAGAAGCCCGAAGCGCCCGCGCCCGTCGCAAGCGAGACGCCCGAAGCGCCCGAGAAGCCCGAGAAGCCCGAGACGCCGGCCACCGGCTACGGCGACGAGCCTCCGAAGGCGCCCGAGCCCGCGCCGAAAGCGCCCGAGCCCAAGGCGGAGATCCATCTCGACTACGAGCTCGACGCCAAGGGATTGCCGCAGGCGGAAGCCGATAAATTAAAATTATTTTTGAAAAAGCACGGCGCTCCCAAGGAGCTGGCCCAAGCCCTGGCCGACGAAAAGAAAGCCGAGCTCGCCCAAGCCGAAGCCGCCCGAGCGCAGGCCGAAGCCAACGCCCTGGCCGAGGTCCAGGCCACGCGCGCCGCCTGGCACAAGGAACTCAAGGACGACCCGACCTTCGGCGGGGAGAAGTTCGCCCACAACGTGCTTCGCGCCGAAAAAGTCATGCAGGATTTCATGGTCCATACGAAAAAAATATTGACTGAAAGGAAGGGCATGCTGCCTCCTTATGTCATGCGAGACTTGGCCCATATCGCCGACCGCCTCTACGCCACCGAAAAGCTGGTGCAAGGGGACCCGGCGAAGCCAGGTCAAGAGGGCGCCAAAGACGAAGACGATCCGTTGGCGTTTTACAATTAACGGGGGAATTTGAATGGCCGCTCTCGGTAGCAAGCTAGTCACGATGGCAGACGTCGCGAAAAGCAAGAACAAGCAAATCGGCAAAGTCGCCGAAGTCCTCGTCCAGGAAAACCCGATGCTCATGGACATCCCCTACATGGAGATGAACGAGGGCACGATCCATAAAGAGGACATCCGCTCGGCGCTGCCGGCGGTGTACTACCGCAAGGCCAACCAAGCCATCCCCGCTTCGAAGACGACCACGGAAGAGCGCACGTTCACCGCGTCGCACTTCGAGTCGAAGTCGCAGATCGACGCCGCCGTCGCCCAGCGCGGAGGCAAGGACCGCATCGCGTACAACCGCTGGAACCAGGCCCAAGGGCACATCCAGGCGCACGCGATCGAGCACGCCAATCTTACGATCTACGGCTCGCCCGAAGTGTCCAACCGCAAGGCGGCCGGGCTTTTCGACATCTACTCCACGCTCTCGGCTTCGGAAGAGACTTCCAAGCAAATCATCGATGGCGGAGGCACGGGCTCCGACAACACCTCCATCTTGCTGGTGCATTGGGGCGAGCGCTCGATCTTCGGCGTTTACCCGGCCGGCACGCAAGCGGGCCTCAAGCGCACCGACCGCTCGGCCGGCGGCGTGCAGGTTCAGATCCAGGCCTTGGACTCCGACGGCAACGCCGGCAGCTTCTGGGGCTACGAGGAGAACTTCGAAATCGACCATGGCTTGGTGGTGAAAGACTACCGCCAGGCGGCGCGCATCGCCAACATCGACATCTCGGACCTGAAGGCCGGAACCGGCGCCGATCTCCTGGAAGCGATGATCATGGCGGCGTACAAGATCCACAATCCGCAAAACGGAACGGGCGCTTGGTACGTCAACCGCACGATCGAAGCGTGGCTGCACATGCAGGCGCTCACGAAAGTCGGCGCGGGCGCGGGCCTCACCTTCGACAACTTCGAAGGCATGCCGGTGCTCAAGTTCCTCGGCCGCCCGGTTCGCCGGGCCGACGCGCTCTTGAACACGGAAGCCGCGGTCGCGTAAGCGAAAGGCGGGCGCCGCCCGCTTTTTAAAAATTTTTGGAGGCCTTGAAAATGAGATTTGACGTCGAAAACCAGCTGTCGGTCGAGCAAGCCTTCACCGGCGCGGCGACCGTTTCCACGAACTCTTACAAAAAACAGAGCGCGGCCCAGGACCTGAGCATCGGGCGCCGCATGGCGCTCCTGGTGCTGCCGACGGTGGCCGCGGGCTCGGGCTCCACGGTCCAGATCGAAGCGATCCAGGCCACCAACGCCGCGCTGTCGACCAGCGTCGACGCCTTGGCGTCGGTCTCGGTCGCGGCGGCAAGCCTCGCCTTGGGCGACGCGATCGAAGTGCCGATCCCGCAGGGCGTGATGACCAAGCAATATCTCGGCGCGCGGGTGACCATCACCGGCGGCACGACGACGCTCACGGCCGACATCTATCTCGTGCCCCAGGACGAGATCCCCATGTACAAGTCGTTCCCGAAAGCGGTCGACGCGGACGTGAACTAAGATGAAGCCAGCAGCTCCTCAAGGCAATCGCGCGGCGATGCCGGCTCCGCCTCAGGCGGCCGACGCGCACGCGCTTTTGCCGAAAGAAACGGACCTTCCTCCCGCGCCCGAAAAGGCGCAGGAATCCCCGGCCAAGCCCCTGGAAGTCGTCGCCCTGCGCGCCGGCTTCTACGGCGGCATGCGCCGCGCGGAAGGCGACGTGTTCACGGTCGGCAACGCCAAGGCCCTGGGCTCTTGGATGCGCCTGTGCGACGCGGCGGCCGAAAAACGACGTCAGGACTTACTCAAGCAAAACGCGGGCAAGTGATCCCGCTCTCTGAGAGGCGGGAGAAATGTACACCAAAGAGAAGATCTTCAACTTAGCTCTGGGTGCGCTTCTCCTGTCGCGGCAAATCACCAGCGCCGCGACCGACGCCTCCAACGAAGCCAAGGTGCTCAACACGCACTGGGACGCGGCCCTGCGCTCGGCTTTGACCGACATGGACCTCGACGCCACGTCCACCGTGGCCGACCTTGAGCTGATCGAAACCGATCCGACCGAGCACTGGCTGTACAGCTACAAGTATCCGAGCAACTGCGCCCTGTTCCGCAGGATCCAATCCTCGTCTTTGATCGACAGCCGCAACACGCATATCCCTAAGCGCGTGGCGATCCGCGACGGGCAAAAGGTCATCTTCACCAACCAGGAAGAGGCCATCGGCGAGTTCATCGCCACCGACCTGCCGCTGACGGCCCTTTCGGCCGACGCGGGCCTGGCCGTGGCCTACCGGCTCGCCATGCTCTCGGCGCCGCTGGTCACCGGCAAGGGCGCGGCCCGGCTCATGGACTCGATCCAGAAGTCTTATATCGTCATCAAAGCCCTGGCCCAGTCGCAGGACCGCTTGGAGAACTTCGGCTTCGTCGACGCCGAGCAAGAGAGCGAGTTCGTCCAGGAAAGGCTCGGCTAATGGCGCTAAAGATCCAAGCGAGCTTCGCCGCCGGCGAACTTGATCCGGCCCTGCACGAGCGCACGACGCTGCAGAAATACGACTCGGGCCTTAAGACCGCGCGCAACGCCGTGGTCGGGCGCACCGGCCGCTTGATGTCGCGCCCCGGGCGCAAGCACTTGGTTCAAACGAAGCTCGAGGGCCGAAGGGTTATCCTGTACTCGCCGCCGAGGTCGAACCTGCTCCTGGAGTGGGGCCACCTCTACGTGCGCGTGTACGCCTACAACAACCCGACTTATTTAGCGAGCCTCTCCGGCGCCGACCTCGTCGACGAGTATTCGCACGCGCTGACCGAGGACGACTTGGATAAAATCCATTTCGAGACCAGCGGGCAGTACGTCTTCGTGTTTTGCCAAGGCAAGGAAACGCTCAAGCTTTTCCCAGACGCCGGCGGCGGGTTCGTCTCGTCGAGCGACGTCTTCTCGCCTCCGCCGAAGCCCACGGCCGCGGGCTACATCACGGCCACGGGCACGGGCTACGACGTCGAGTACGCAATCACGGTCGTCAGAGGCGGCCAAGAGTCGCCGGCAAAAGAGCTCACGACGTCGGCCGGAGTCCTGGGATTGCCAATCGCCGCAGGCGAGCAAAACCCCATTTACGGCGAAGTGCCGACGATCGGCACGGGCGAGATCACCGAGTTCCGCTTCTACCGCAGGCCGAGGCAGGGCGGCGCCTACGGCTACATCGGAAGCTCGTCGTACCTGGCCGTCTCGGCTTTCGTTCCGGCCAACACCGCCGGACATTTCGTCGACACGGGGTTTTCGGCCGACTATTCGCACAACCCGCCCGAGAGCGACGTCGGCACGGTCACGCGCGGCTCGCGCACCGACCCCATCGACATCGACGCTCAGACCGGATGCATGTACCAGCAGCGCCTGCTCCTGGCCGACGGCGAGGTGATCTACGCCAGCCGCCCCGGCTACGCGAACAACTTCACGCGCGACTTCCCGCTCGGCTCCGACTCCTCGCTCGCGTTCAAGTCGGGCGCCTCCGGCTACGCCTACGTGCTGCGCATGATCGACAGCGACGGCCTGGTCGCGTTCACGCGCACGGGCGTTTTCCTGCACACCGGGGCGCTGACGCCGACCAACCTGTCGCTGGCGAAAAAAGGCCCCTGGGTCATCGACGAGCGCGTGCCTCCGATCGCCGTGCCCGGCGGCGTGCTCTTCATTGACCGCGCAACCCACAGCGTGCGCTGCCTGGCCTGGTCCACGGAAGCCGCCAGCTACTCGGGCGAGGACATGGGCATTTGGTCCGACCACCTGTTCCAAGGCATCCGCGTCGCGTCGTGGGCGTTCCACGCCGGCGAGATCCCGCTCCTGTGGGTGGTGTTTTCCGACAAGACGTTCGCAAGCTTCACCTACGAGCGCGAGCATGAGATGCGCGCCTGGACGCGCCACGACTCGTCGGTCAACGTCGAGTACGTGTGCGGCAGCGACGTGGCGGACACGTCCTACTTCATCGTGGAAAAAGACGGCGTCCGTTCGATCGAGGTCACCCTTCCGCGCTACGCCTCGGCCGACGCTTCGGCCGACGACGCCGACGTGGACAAGACCGACATCATCGCCGCCATGGATTCGATCATGACGTTTTCGACCAAGCTCAACGACGATTTGGCCGGAAGCGACGAGCTCGAGCTTGCGCCGGTCGACCCGCACGACTGGACCGGAAGCCTGGATCTGACGTGCGGAACGTCAGGGCTTTTCCCGTCGCCAGGCGCCGGCGACGTCGGCACGATCCTGCGCATGTTCGACGAGGACGGAACCAATATCGACCTCGAAGTCACGCTCCGGATCGACGACAACCACGTGCGCGTCACGCCTTCCAACGAGTTTCCGAGCGCGATGGCTTCGAACCCCAACGTTTATGTAACGCAAGATTCGTTCACGGGCCTCGACCACCTCGAAGGCGAGGACGTGGCCGTCATCGTCGACGGCTACGTGGTCGGCTCGCCCAACAACGACGCCGAGCACTATCCGGAGATGCAGGTGTCGGGCGGAACGCTCTCGCTGCCGGGCTCCCTGCGCGGGGCGATCGTCCACGTCGGCCGGCCGCAGGTGGGCGACCTGGAGACGCTCGACGTCGACACGGTCGAGCAGCGCCCGGTCCTGCTCGAGAGCAAAACAGTAAATAAAGTTTATATAAAAGTGCATCGGTCCAGGGGCCTGTACGTCGGCCACCGCTTTCCGGACGGCGACGGCGTGGCCGGCATGCAGGAGCTCTGCTCCATGGAAGTCGACTACGAGGACGACAACCCCATCGTGGCCAACCGCTACGACCGTCCGCAGACCAAGCGCATCGAGGTGACGCTGCCAGGCGACTGGCGCTCCAACGGGCGCGTCTGCATCCGGCAAGCCGACCCGATTCACTGGGAGATCCTTTCGATCGTCCCCGACCTTGAAGACTTGAGGAGATAGCCGATGGAGGACAACGATCCCTGGCAGCGCAACTCGCGCGGCTGGAGCTACGACGGCGAGCCGGTCGATCCGCCGCAGTATTACCTGCGCAAAAAAGGCTTCGACGCCGACCAGGCGAGCCCCAGGGCCCAGCCGGAAGCGCCGACCACCAAGGCGGGAGGCGGCGCCCTGGGCGGAGCCGGCATGGCGGCGGCCATGGCCACGGCCAACCCTTACGTGATCGCCGCGGCCGCGGCCTTTCAAGTGGTCTCGGGCCTGCACCAGGCCGAGAGCATCCGCGCCAACGCCGCGATCACGGCCAAGATCAACGAAATGAACGCCCAAGCGCTCGAGTTCGACGCCTACCAGGCCAGGCTCCAAGGCGAAGCGGAAGTGGCCAATTACCAAACCTCCATCGACCAAGTGGTCGGCCAGCAGCGCGCGGGCTTCGCCGAGCAGAACGTCGACGTGAACTTCGGCACCGCGGCCGAGGTCCAAGCCGAGACCCGGCGCACGGGCTTCTTGAACGCCCTGGAGATCCAGAAGCAAGCCCGGGCCAGGGCCCTGGGGCTCACGCGCCAGGCGCGCAACGCGCGCATCGGCTCGGCCATGCAGGACTCGCAGTCGTCCATGGCGGCGCAGAGCGCGCAAACCGGCGGGATCGTCTCCGCCGGCATGACGGCCCTCAGCGGCTACGCAAGGAAGTAAGATGCCGATTCAAATACCGAGCTTGAAAAAAATAGGGCCGGCCGACCCGCAGGCCACGACGCCCTTGGACATGAAGATTCCTGACGCCTCGCGCTTCATGGAGCGCCAGCAGACGCAGGTCGACAAGGGCCTGGACTTGGCGCAGTCGATCTTCGCCAAGTACGAAGCCGACGCGGCCGACCTGGAGGGCGTCAAGGCCGGCAGCGAGTACGAGGTTTGGAAGAAGACCGAGCTCAGGAAGCTGCAGGAGTGGGACGGGGATCCCGCGCCGGTCTTCGCCAAGCACGACGAGGCCGACGCGGCCAAGCGCGCCGAGATCATGGCCCAGTACGAGGGCGCCGGCGACCGCGTCAAGCGCGCCGTCGAGCAGAGGGTCTTGAAGAAGACCTACGAGCTCGCCGACACGGCCGGCGTGCAGCAGGCCACGCAGTACCAGAAGTACGAGAAAATCACCACCGACGCGGCGGTGAAGCTCGAGCGCGAAGGCGCGGCCCTGGCTTCGACCCTGATCGACGGAACCAAGGACCCGAAGACCGGCAAGCTTTTGAATCTGAAGTCCTTCGATAAATTCGACGAGCGCATGAACGAGATGACCAAGCTGCTGGTGGAAAGCGGGCGCCGCCGCGGCCTGGTGCGCGAGGACCAAGCCGAGCCTTACTCGCCGTCGCTCATGTTCGAGATCAAGAAAAACCGCAGCGACGCCGTCAAGGACGCGGTCCTCACGCTCAACGGCGACGGCAAGACCGAGGCCGCCGACGAGCTCATGGAGCGCTACAAAACCGACCTCTTGGCCGAGGACAAGATCAAGCTCCAAGCGCACGGCAGCGCGGCCAAGACCCGGGTCGCGGCCGCAGGCCTTAACGAGCGCTTCAAGCACATCAAGGACCCGGTCCAAGCCATCCAAGCCATCGAGAAAGCGGCCGGCGACCCGCTGGTCGCGCAAGAAGCCGTGAAGATGCGCGACCTGAACGACCAGCGCGTCGAGCGGGCCGAAAAGCGCGTCAGCAAGGACGTCTTCGAGACCATGGCCAAGCAGATTCGCCAAGGGCAGCGCAACGACACGGCGCCGCTCACCTGGGACGAGTTCGAAAAGGGCGAGATGTTCTCCCGCATGGGCGACAAGCTCGACGAGTCGCACGTGCGCACGCTCAAGCGCCTGTTCGACAATCGCACGTCGAGCGACCCAGCGGCCAAGCGCCAGGTGGTCGAGGCGCTCGCCGACGACTCGCTGCGCGACATGACGTTCGACGAGAAGGAGAAGATCATCTCGAAGATGACCCGCGCCGACGCGGAGAAATTCGAGACCAAGTGGGTCGACGCGACCAGCGACACGCCGAGCGAGCGCCACCGCAACCTGGGATACTTGTCCGATCGGCTGCGCGCCCAGATGATGCAAGCCGGGCTGATCAAAAAAACGGAATACGGCCGCTGGTCCACCAAATCCGAGAACGCCTTCAACGCGGCCTACGACAAGATGATGAAGTACGTCGACAGGATCGGGCCCAGCCCGCGCGATTCCGAGCTCAACGAGTGGGCGCAGAAATTCGTCTCCGACATGAAAAAAGGCCAGGCGTTCGCGCCGCCTGAGCGCGATCGGTTCCGCGGAAACAACCGCAAGCCGCCGCCCGAGCCGCCGCCAGGGGCTCCTCAGCCAGGGGCCGCGGCGCCCGTCCAGCCGCCCGCGGCGGCGCCTTCGGGGAAAACGACGATGTACCGCGACCTTCCCCAGGACCAGCGCAACGAGCTATTGGCCAAGTGGCGCCAGGCCAAGGGGCACGCGCTTCAGGCCTCGGAGATGGCCGAGTTTAAAAAGTTCATCGAAAAGGGCGGCAAGCTATGAGGATCGACATCACGCCGCAGGCGTCCTTGGCCGACACGCCGCAGGCCGAAGCCGTCGAGAACGTGCAGGGCGCGGCGCTGTTCGACATGCCGGCCGACGCCTTCAAGGAAAACCGCAGCGAGCTGTACCCTGAGATGAAGCGCCTGATGCGCCCGCCGCTGGCCAGCCCCGGCGTGGCCGAGGCCATGCGCGAAAGCCCCGAGCACGCCTCGGCGCTCTTGCCCGACGTCGAGCATTTCTCGGCCATCGACTCGATGTTCTCCGACTTCGCCGACGAGGCGGCCGTGGCCAGGGCGCCGGCCAGCGCTCCGCCGAAAGAAGAGCCCGGCTTTTTCGAGCGCGCCTTCGAGCGCATCGGCCAGGCCGCCCAAGCCGACGCCGAGGCGCGAAAGGCGCAGGGCGAGCAAATCGTCAACTATGCGAAATTCGCCGTCGGCACGGCCGCGGCCAAGGTCGGGCCCCAGCGCGAGCTCAATGACTTGAACTGGCTCAAGCTCACCGGCCAGCTCACCGACGAGCAGGCGATCCTGCTCGACATCCGCCGCGCCGAATCCAAGGACAACTTCGGCTACAAGAATTACGGCTACACCGGCTTCTGGGAAAAAGTCCCGGCCGACGTCATCGCCCAGGTGGCCGATTTCCCCAACATCGCTTTGCGCCACGCCGACGAGATCGCGACCCTCAGCTTGGCCGGCGGCGCCTACGGAATGCTCGTCGGCGGCGGGCCTCCGGGGCTGATCGGCGGCCTAATCACCGGCGGGGTCGCCGGCAGCGTCGCGGCCATGGGCATCGACTCTTACCGGCAGACCGCCGCCGACGTTTACCAGGAGCTCGACACCGCGGTCGACGACGCGGGCAAGCCGCTGGCGATCAGCGAGGAAAACAAAAAATATATTTCCCACGGGGTCGGCATAGCCTCGGGCGCGATCGAAGCGCTGACCGACAAGCTGTCGATCAACCAGATTCCCGCCGTGAAGAGGCTGCTGAACGCCAAGAGCGTGGCCGAGTTTCTGTCCAAAGCCTCCAACACGCCGCTCAAGGAAGCGCTGATCGGCATAGGCCGCACCATGGCCATCAACGGCATCCAGGAAAGCTCCCAGGAGATCGTCCAGCTGCTCGGCGAGGAGATCGGCAAATCCAGCGTCAACAACGAGCTCGCCATCGCCAACGGCGTGGTCTCCACGTGGAACAAGCTCCGCCATGACCAGCCGACCCGCGACCGCGTCGAAGGCGCGGGCGTGGTCGGAGCGCTCTCGGCCGCGGCCATCGGCGGGGCGACCACGGCCGTCGACGCCGGCGTCAGGGCCGCGGTTCCGACTCCCCAGGAAAAGCCCTTCAATCAGCTTCGCTCCGACCTGCTCAACCCCGAGACGACCTTCACCGACCTGTCGGGCCCGAGGATGCGTCCGGAGGCCGAGGCGGCTCTCGCGCTCAAGTTCCAGAACGTGCTCGACCTGTCGGCGAAGATAGCCGAGGCGAGCAAGCTTCAGGGCTTGGACAAGTCGCAGGCCACGGGCTTGCGCGCAAGGCTTCTGGACAACGCGGGCGTGAAGCATTTCTTCCTCGACAAGGAGGAGCTCGAGAGCTTCGCCACCGACGAGAAAAAAGCCCTGGCCATCCGCAACCTGATCGACGAGTCGGGCGTGGCCGCGGCGCAGATGAACCAGCCGATCAAGGTCGAGGCCGGAAAATTCCTCGAGTTCCACGGCGACTACCCGGAGATCTCCGAGTACGCCAAGCTTCGGGCCGAGGGCCCGAGCCCGAAGGGCGCCAAGGCGTGGCTTGAAAGCAAACGCGCGGCGGAGGCCAAGCGGGCCGAGATCCGGCAGAAGCTTGAGATCGGCGAGAAATCGCCTGACGAGCGCGCCTACGGCGCAAAGCTCAACCTTGACGCGAGCGACGAGGAGATAGCCGCAGGCCTCGGCACCAAGGAAGTCGCCGGCGCTTATCTCGCCAGGCTCGACGTCGAGGACGTGGCTGCGCAGGCGCTGCCCGAGGGGCCTGAGCGCGACGCGAAGCTTGCGCAAAGCGCGGCCCTGCGCGAGCGCGTCGCCAAGATCAAGGACTCCCTGCCCGACGACCAGAACGCGAAGGCCACGCTCAAGCAGGCGCTCGAGGAGCCCGACCCCTCCAACGACGTGTTCGGCGAAGCCGACTACTTGAACCAGCCGCTCTTCAGCCAAGTCATGGAGCAGGTCATTCCCAAGGCGCAGGCCGAGCGCATCGCCAAGGCCCAGCGCGAAGCCAGGGAGCGGATCGCGGGCATCGTCAACGACTCGGCCAACGCCGAGCGCGAGGGCGTGGTCGACATCTACCGCGAGATCGCAACCGAAGCGCGCCGCCAGGAACTCATGGCGGAGATGGAAAGCGATCCGAACCTCGCCGTGGTCGACCGCTTCCGGGCCAAGGACCCTGAGGTGTTTCCGAGCGAGCGCTTCGCGGACGCCTCCGAGCTGACCGCGGCGCACAGGAAGCCCGGCTTTTCGGTCTTCGCCATGGACCCGAAGCTTTTGACCCCTGAGCAAAAGGAAAAATACGGCAAGCACCCGCAGCTGAAAAAGCACAAGGCGTTCGTGGGCGGCGGCGTAAGCCCCGACGACGCGGCCTTCGCTCTCGGCATGGGCACGGGCGACAACCTCCTGGCGATGCTCGCGCGCACGCCTTCGCGCGAAGATATCGCCAAAGCGAAGCTCGAAAGCGAAAAGCAATCGATCGCGGCCAAGGCCAGCCGCGCCGTCGACCTCGACCACGAGGCCGTCACGGCCGCCTACCATGACTTGGTGGCGCTGCACCTGGAAGAGATGAAGTGGCTTAAGTCCGAGCGCTGGTCCGCCGTCAAGGCCGGGATCAAAATGGTGGCCCTGCCGCTGCCGACGGCCCGCGAGATCATGCGCCGCGCGCGCGTGGCCGTCGAGCAGACCAAGGTCGGCGACCTGAAGGCCAACCCGTTCCGCGTGGCCGAGCGGAAGTCCAACCGCCGCGCCGTCGGCGCCGCGCTGAAAAACGACCTGCCCAAAGCCTTCGCCAACAAGGAAGCCGCGGCGCTCAACGTGGCGCTCGCGGCCGAAACCCTGCAGGCGGAAAAGGACGTGAACGCAACCGTCCGCCTCGCGGCCCGGTTCGAGAACGACGACGTCCGGCTCAAGCTTCGCAAGGCGGGCTCTCTTGCCGCCGCCGACGAGCTGCTCGACGCCTACAAGCTCAAGTTCACCCGCAAGAAGGACTTGGTCGAGCAAGGCGCCTACCAGAAGTGGGTGCGCAGCCAAGTCGAGCAGGGGATCTCCAACCCCGAGATCGTCGACCGGCTCTCCGACCCGCGCGCGGCGCTCGAGGACATGACCGTCGAAGAGGCCAGGGTCGTCGGCGACAGGCTCCGGCAGATCCTGCACGAGGCCGACCGCAAGAACGCGCTTTTGGCCAAGTTCGGCGAGGAGGCGCAAACGCACGAGGAGCTGGTCGACAAGCTCCATGAAATCTCCTTGGCCAACCCCGACTACGACTTGAGCCGGACCGTGCCGATCCAGGAGAAGACGAGGCTTCAGAAGCTCTCGGCCGGCTTCGACGACGCCCTGGCCATGCTGCAAAACGCCGAGCACATCCTGCTCGCCGCCGACAACGGCGTGGTCGGAGGGCTTTACAACCGCTCGGTGATCGCGCCGCTCAAGGGCCGCGGCAAGCACGCGGGCCGAGGCGAGCAGGGCAAGTTCGCCGACATGGCCAAGCTCAAGGCGACCTTCGACGAGCAAGTGATCGCGGCCATCGGCGAAAAGGAATGGGCCGACATGCGCAACGAGATCGTCTATGCGCCGGAGTTCGCCGAGTCGGTCGGGCTTAAAAACGGCCGCGTCTCCAAGGGCGAGCTGTTCATGATGCTCTTAAACCTCGGCAACGAGGGCAACGCCTCGCATCTGATCGACAACATGGCCGAGCCGGGCGGCTTCCGCACCGACCGCGAGACCGTGATGAAGGTCCTTGAGCGCGAGCTCACGCACAAGCACGCCGTGGCCGCCCAGCGGATCATGGACATTTACGCCTCGTACTACGGGCGCGTGGTGAAGATGCACGAGGAGATGACGGGCGTGACGCCCGAGATGGTCGAAGCCACGCCGATCGCGTTCAAAGGCAAGGTTTATCCCGGCGGCTACTACCCGCGCATGTACGCAAGCGAAATGAATTATGAGAAAATCCTCTCGCGCGTGAAGCACGCCAAGGCCGCCAAGGCCGGCGACAAGCTTGAAGCCATGCGCGACACGTTCTACGCCGACGACATGACCCGCCACCGGCACACCGAGCGCAGGACCGGGAGCGACCAGCCGATCAACCTCTCCATGGGCTCGATCGGCCAGGGCTTCGAGATGATCGTCCACGACTTGAACTATCGCCAGCCCATCGCAAACGCGCTGAAGATCCTGACCGATCCGCGCGTCGCCAAGGACTTGACCGCCTCCGTGGGCGTGGCCAGCTACAACGTCCTGGTCAATTCCGTGATCGAGACCTCGCACAGCGTGCAGATGGAAAACAACGCCCTGTTCGACAGCGCGGCGTGGGGCGAACGCGCCATGGCCCAAGGGCGCTCGGGCATGGCGGTCGGCTACATCGTCGGCCGGGTGAACTCGCTGCTGATCCAGCCGACTTCGATGATCTACGCCGTCGAGCGCATGGGCGCCGGCGGGCAAAAGCACTTGCTGCACGCGCTTAAAACGATCGTCGAGCACCCGGAGCTGATCAGCGAGCTGTACGATTTCGCCGGCGAGATCAACCCGGCCATCTATGCTTCGCGCCAGGGCATCGACGACAACACGCGCGACGTCGTCTCCAAGCGCCTGCCGAAGAAGAACCTCATCCCCGCCCTGGCCGGTTTGAACAATATGATCGACAAGGTCAACGAGGCGGGCTTCGAGGCGCTCGGGCACGTCGACAACGTGCAGAAGGTAATCACCTCGGTGGCGGCGTACCGCCAGTTCATGGCGGGCGACGCCAAGGGACACTCGCGCGAGAGCGTCATGGTTCTTGCGGAAGCCGAGCGAGACCACCAGGCCAAGGCTTACGCCGCGAGCGTGACGACGCTCACGCTGACCGCCGGCGGCGACCTGGACCGGGCGCCCGTGCAGCGCAAGTACAAGAACATGTCCATGTTCTTCAACGACGCCCGGAACGTCGTGAACAACACCCTCCGCCAGGGGCGGGAGATCCGCCAGAACGCGAAAAAAGGCAATTACTCCCAGGCCGTGCGCGGGACGTTCGTCGCCGCGATGACCATGGTGATGGCCAAGGCGTTGACCGACGTGGTGCGCAGGAACCCGACGCCGTTCAGCGAGGGCGGCGACGACGAGGACAAGGTCTCCTACATGTCGTGGCTCATGACGGCTCCCTACGACACGATCATCGGCAACGTCACGTTCCTGCGCGACGCCAAGCAGGCGCTCGACATGAGCGTGTTCCGGCGGGGCCGGATCGAGCTGATGACCCCTGCGGTCAAGATCGCCACCGACGTGATCAAGTCGCTCGAGATCGGCTGGCACTTCATGGACCTGGTCCAGGGCGACCGCGAGCTCACGCGCGCCGACGCCAAGGCGCTGGCGTTCACGCTGTCGTACGCGCGGCCGATTCCGGTCAACGCCCTGTTCGACCTGTACGACCGGCTGGGAAAGCCGCTGCTCGAGGAGCCGTACGCCGACCAGTTCGCCCGGCGCTTCACGGTTTTCAAAAAAGCGCAAGGCCAGTTGCCGGAGTCCGAGCGGGTTTCCGAGGAAACGATGAAGATGCTCGAAGGCATGGCGCTGGAAGTGGCGCCGCCCGGCGCGCTGCCCGAAGCGGCCTCGCTTGACAAAGAAAATCAGCGTCGAAAGGATTGACCTATGGCTAGATCGCAGTTCGCCCCCCGGGAAGAGTTCCTCGGCGCAGGAAACTTGGACACGTACACGTTCGACTTCAAGATCGAGGCGCTCGAGCACCTGCGCGTGGTCGTGGCCGACGACGAGGGAGCGGTCGACCAGGACGTGCGGGGCGACGACACGACCTACCTCGACTCGGTGACCTTCGACGCGGTCGACGGCGGCGGCACGGTGGTGCTGAAGGCCGACCTTCCGCTCGATTACCGCATCATCCTGCTCCAGGCCAACGACGAGCCGGTGCAGGATTCCGAGTTTAAAAACAAATTCGATTTTACCCTGGAGCGCCTCGAAGCGGCGCTCGATTACCAGTCGGGCGCGATCCAGCGCCTGGCGTACCAAGCCGCCAGAAGCGTGCAGGTGCATGACGTCGACGAGATCGACGACTTCGACCCGCAGCTTCCGGCCGGCATCGCCGACAGCCCTGGCGCCATCCTGGCCTTGGACTTGACCGGCGAGGGCCTGCGCTACGGGCCCACGGTCGAGGAAGTGGAGACGTGGAAGGACGACGCCGAAACGGCGCGCGACCAGGCGGAAACCGCGGCGTCCAGCGCGCAAGCCTCGGCCACGGCCGCGGCGACGTCGGCCGTATCGGCCGCTGCCGCCGCCACGCAATCGTCTCCTCT